AACATCTCACAGACTCCGAGTGATCATGAAATTAGACAATTATTTAAACCCTCTCCGGGTCTTGTTATGGTCGGGGCTGACCTTAAGTCTATCGAGTTGCGGGTACTTGCCCACCTATTGGGAAAGTATGACAACGGACGTTATGCGGAAATACTTCTCAACGGAGACATACATCAGGTCAATGCCGACGCAATTGGAATCTCACGTAGACAGGTTAAGGTCATCACCTATGGCTGGTTATATGGACAATCTGATACCGGGATCGGACTAAGCTTTGACTTTTCATTAACACCAGAAAAAGCAAAGAAAAAAGGAGCAGAGATACGTGACGCCTTTGTCAAAGCAATTCCTGGCATGGACAGACTACTTGCAGGTGTCAACGCAGCAGCTCAGCGTGGTTACATCTTTTCGATTGACCGAAGAAAGATTGTTGTAGACAGCAAACACAAGTGCCTCAACTACATTTGCCAGTCATCGGCTGGAGTTATCTCGCGTCGTTGGCTATATCAAGCATACGAGCTAATCAAAGAGAAAAACTTAAAGGCACATCAACTAGGGTACATTCACGATGAACTCCAATACGAGTGCGACCCGAAACATTCACCCGAACTAAAATTTATTCTTGAATATACAGCTAGAACTGCAGGAGAGTATTACAACCTCCGCTGTCCAATCGAAGCCGAAGCAACACAAGGCAAATCCTGGGCAGAAACGCATTGATACACGCAGGCTTGGTGATATTGCTGAACAGGTTGTTATGTCTGAAGCACTGAAACGTGGTGCAGAAGTCTACAAAAACATTTCAGCTACAGGTAAGACAGATTTAGTCTTGCACTACAAAGGCGAAACACTGCATGTTGATGTAAAGATGATGAAGTTTTGCAAGGTCCAACAGTCTCACAAAAGCTACGGAAATCGCAAAGCGGTTGTGGCGCGTGTGTTAGTCAACCCAGATACCTGGGAATGCCGATGGGTGATGCGCAAAGAGCCACAAGGCTGGGAGACATTTTGGTCATGAAACTATTAATTGATGCAGACTTCATCTGCTACAAGTCATGCGCAGCAGCTGAGACTGAGATTGACTGGGGTGATGATGTGATCATGGTAACCAGCAAGTTTAGCGATGCGTACACAAATGTGCTTAAGGAGATCGGTAAGATCCTCGAAGCATTTATGTGGGACCAACCTGAACCAATTCTGTTCTTTAGCGACTCAAAAAATTTCCGAAAGAAAATTTACAGCGATTACAAAGGTAACCGCAACCGTAAAAAGCCTTGTGGTTACGTTCGCGTAATCAATGAGCTGACCAAGACGTATGAAGTCATCCGTATGCCAGAGCTTGAGGCAGACGATGCAATGGGCATCTATGCAACGGCAAACCCTGGAAACATAATCGTGTCACCTGATAAGGATCTAATGCAGATTCCAGGCAGGGTTTACAACATGAAGGAAACAACGCTTGTCACTGAAGACGATGGTGCTAGGTGGCATTTGATTCAAACAATGGCCGGAGACCAAACCGATGGCTATGGCGGAATCCCCGGAATCGGCGTGAAAAGAGCAGTTACTATTTTTGAAAAAGAAGGTTACAGCTGGGAGACAGTTGTTAAGACATTCAAGTCTAAGGAATTAGACGAAGAGGATGCATTGATGAATGCTCGCCTAGCAAGAATCCTTACAGCTACAGACTATGACACAGCAAACCAACGGGTCATTCCCTGGACCCCCACCGCCGATTATCGAATTGACGATGGAACAGGAGTTCAAGCTCCGGCGTCTTGACGATCTGCTGGACAAGGCAGACAAGAAAGACATCATCACATTATTCATGGCATTGCAACGTCAATGCTTTGCTCTAAGTAACACCGTTAGTAATTTAGTAAAACAATGGCCGATTCACCCAGCTATTACACCCGCGGAGAAATAGAAGTCTGGGACTTTATTCGTGACCAAGATCTTAACTATCATCTCGGCGCAGCACTTAAGTATATTTGCCGAGCCGGTTACAAGAATGCTGAAACGAAAGCGGGAGACCTTAAAAAAGCTATCAACTATATTGAAAATGAGCTGCAACACACACCAACACCACCTACAGAAATCGAGCCTTTCCGACATGGCTCAGGAGTTCCGTACCGCTTACGGCGTGCCGAGTGGGGGGAATCATCGCGAGATGCAACTGGATCTGATTCGTGAGGAATATCACGAATTCTGTGAAGCACACAGGAAGAAGACAGACCAAGAAACTTTGAAGGAGCTAGCTGATCTTGTATATGTAGCCTTTCAATACTCAGAAAATGCCGACTGGGATCTAGAAGAAGCGCTGAAGCGTGTTCATCTATCTAATCTCAGCAAACTAGGACTTGATGGAAAGCCGATCAAAAGATCAGACGGAAAGATCCTGAAAGGTCCAAACTACGAACCACCCAACTTAGACGATTTAGTTCAATGACAAGTTTGATTGCTAGAACTGGTAGGGTACAAGATTGGATTGACAATCCCGATGGACGACTCCCTGTCAGCTGTACAGTTTTCGACTGTTTAGATTCAATGGAGGGTCGCGATGGCATTCAATCTAGCTGGATCTACTCCTCATTCGCGCTCAGAAATGCTGCGGGTGTTGCAGTGCATCTCTCAAAACTCAGACCAAAAAACACAGACAACGGCAAGGGCTTGGTTAGCTCAGGCCCAGTATCATTCGGAAAAATACTTTCTTCGATAAATGAAACTTTGAGGCGCGGTGGTTTATACAAATCAGGAGCGATTGTCCTGCATATAAATCTTCAGCACGACGATATTATGGAGTTCATCACTACACCCCGCGATGAACTTCCTTGGGTCAAACGATGTGTTGATCTCGATGAAGACATGTGGAATGCTGCGCCAGCGGAAGTCAAGGATGCCCTTCTGTTTGGCATTAAAAGCGGTGACATCTGGTTGAACAAAATTAAATATAATAAGCTGGGTGAACAAGTTTTTGGTAACGTATGTTTGGAGGTGTATATACAACACAGGGGCACTTGTTTGCTCCAACACGTATCATTGGGAGCTTGTGATTTTGATGATATTCCTAATGCCTTCACTCAAGGAATGACAGAGCTTTGTGAGTTACATGGCAAGACTGGTGTTGGTGAATCTGGAGAATACTTGTCGCCTGAAGTAGACCGCCAAGTTGGACTTGGGATGCTCGGATTGGCAAACCTTTTGCGCCGGTACGGAATCACGTACGAACAGTTCGGTCGAGCATTGGAGTATGTCAACACTGGACAAGTTGTTGCATCACCTGCATACGAATTAGCTTTGCAACTGCAGAAGGGAATCAACCAATCGGCAGAAATTGCAAGGTCTTACAACATGGATAGAGCCTTCGCTATCGCTCCTACAGCTAGCTGCTCCTATAGGTCTAAAGATCTAGACGGCTTCACATCAGCACCAGAGATTGCGCCGCCGATCTCACGTACTGTAGACAGAGACTCAGGCACGTTCGGTGTCAGCACTTATGAGTACGGCGACGTAGAAATTGCAGAAGAAGTCACTTACACAGTATTCCGTAAAGTAGCAGACGAAATCATGAAGATGTTAGATAAGACCGGACTGCTGCACGGCTACTCTATGAATTGGTGGAGTGACATGGTAGAGATGAACGAAGCCTTCATCGAGGACTGGCTTGATTCACCACAGACATCTTTGTACTATGCACTACAGGTCATGTCGAATATCCAAGACAAGTCGAGTGCGTATGCGCTCTTAGATGAAAAAGAGATTGATGATTATATCGCAGACCTATTCACAAAAGAAACACCCACCGAATCTAATACTATGCAATGTGATTGCCAAGAATGAAAAACCCCTATCAAAAACTAATCGAAAAGAAACGCACTTGGAGTCCTGTGCGTCCTGTGAAAGGCAAGGTCCGTGAAGGATCAGAAGAAGTCTTGTCTAGGGCGTTGGCGTTGCGTCACATGGAGTTGCCTGTAGGTGACTTCATCACAGATGCTCTTGAGAAAAATGTACCTGATGCAGCAAGAGAACTGCTTTTGTCTAATGTAAAAGATGAAGAGCGTCACGATATTGCGTTGGGATATATTGCCGATGCACACGGCGTGAATGAAAAGGATGAAGCAGAAGCATTGCGTATTCGTGATGCATGGATTGCACATCCAGACCACACTATTGTAAAAGCTATGGTAGCTGAACGGTCAATCTTTTTTTGTCTTTTACCCCTGATGAGGTTTAACGGAGATGCAGGATTTAGAGGAGCATCGGCCGACGTATCACGAGACGAAGTTATCCACGTATCTTCTAATTCCCTTATTTGTAGGGAGTTGGGGCTTGATATCAGTGACAGTCTTGATCGCCTCCGCCTGGCCACGATTCATTGGGTGATGCAGCCACTGTCTGCTACAAACCCAGACAAGTATTTGAACAAACGCTTCTGGCTTGAATCATCTAATAATTTGATGTATCAAGGGAAGGCACCACAACTGACCGAAACTAAAGCAGGCAGAATGCCGGCGTTCTTTGAACATGATGCAAGGAATCTCCCCCAATATGCTTGAAGTCTTCGGCATGGAAGCACGGGCAGTCTTAGCGCAAATGGAAGAGAGGTTTCCACCACTCACACCCTCTCCTGAAGACACAATCGAAAAGATTATGTACCGCTCCGGTCAACGATCAGTTGTCGAGTGGCTAGTAAACCGACTAGAAAACAACGATGGCTAGACGTAAAAAGTCGAAAAAGAAACTAAGAAAGATTTTTGACAAAGGATCTAAAGCTCGTAAACGAACGAGAAGGGCTCTTAAAGATGGAAAGCTTACCAAAAGAGAGCTACTAAAAGTTGCTAAGGCCGGTGGTTCAAAAAAACAACTACAGAAACTGAGAAAAAGCGCTCGCGGCAGCAAAATCAAAATAAGCAAAAAAGTAAATCAAAGAAAAGAAGTCAGGCAGATTTTCAGGAAAGCTACTAAAACAAGAACAGCTTCTAATCAAACAAAAAAAACCAATAACAAAAATAAATCTCTACTCAAAAAAGAAAAAGCTGACGGTGTAGTCACAAAGAGAGAGATTAAAAAGCTAGCTTCTAAAGGAGTAAAAGATAAAAGAATTAAAAAACTTACAAGTAATACTAAACTAAAAATTAGAAAAAACACCAATAAATCTCTACTCAAAAAAGTGAAGGCTGACGGTAAAGTCACAAAGAAAGAGATTAAAAAGCTAGTTTCTAAAGGGGTAAAAGACAAAAGAATTAAAAAACTTACAAGTAATAATAAACTAAAAATTACAAAAAAAGCACAAAAAGCTGTAGACAAACAAACTGCATTTATTAAAGTAAAAAAAGCACCGCCTAAATCTGAGCGACCCAATCTCAGCAAAAACTTTGACAGGAAGAAAGCCCGAGAAAAAGTCAGCACTAGGTTCAACAAGTTAGCAGCTGAGTACAAGGGACCTGAACGTATGAAGCTGGGTATCAAGGATATTGGTAAGCGTCCTAAGTCTGTCAAACAATATGACAAGCTAGGACGTAATGAATACTTTAAGTCGATGCGAGCACGTATTGCTGAAAGATACCTGGGCAACATGGGTAAGGATAGTACAGAAAAGAATATGAAGATGACTCAAAAAATGTTGAAGTCTACAAGTCCAAAGACTCCAAACTTCGATAAAGTTAAAGCACCTTATTCTAAAGTCCTAGACAAACTGCGTACAAGCCTTGGTGGCGCTACTGACTACAAAGCTTCGTTGAAGATGACTAAGGACAAACTGACAAAGACACCTTCGGTGAACGAAGACAAATTGAAAAAAAAAGGAGAACAGTATTTAGTCACGTAACATGACAGCTCAAACACGATACGAAGCTCTCAGTTCTGACCGAAACCAATTTCTACACACCGCAATCGATGCTTCAAAGCTGACGTTGCCATACCTGATCAAACAAGACGAGGACAACAGCGCACATAAGACGTTGCTGACTCCTTTCCAGTCGGCTGGGAGTGCCGGTGTAAGCACCTTGGCAAGCAAGCTGATGCTTGCACTGCTCCCTCCGCAAACAAGCTTTTTCAAACTACAGCTAGATGAAGCTGGTTTGATGGATCAAGACATTGACCCGCAAGTTCGTAGTGAACTTGACCTGTCATTTTCTAAAATCGAACGTACCATGATGGAAGCTATTGCTGCTTCCGATGATCGCGTCGTAGTCCATCAGGCAATGAAGCATCTAGTTGTAGCTGGAAATGCTTTGATCTACATGGCAAAAGATAAGCTTAAGTTATATCCTTTGAATCGGTATGTTGTAGATAGAGATGGTCTAGGCAATGTAATTGAGATTGTAACAAAAGAACGGGTCAACAAAAAGATTGTTGAGGCGCTAGTTCCTGACCTTAAGGTACTTGATAAGCGCAACGACGAAAGCTATGTTGGCACTGGACAAAACAATCAGTGTGATGTCTACACGCATGTGCGTCGTGACAACAATAGGTTTATTTGGCACCAGGAAGTATATGGAAAAGTTATACCTAGGTCACAAGGTAAATCACCACTAGATACAAATCCTTGGTTGGCACTCAGGTTCAATTGTGTAGACAATGAACCATACGGTCGCGGCAGAGTAGAAGAATTCATGGGTGATTTGCAGTCTTTAGATGCACTCAGCCAAGCAATTATTGAAGGCTCAGCTGCAGCAGCAAAGGTTGTATTTACTGTCAGTCCTTCTGCTACAACTAAGCCAAGCACCTTAGCCAAAGCTGGAAACGGTGCGATTGTGCAAGGTCGTCCCGACGATATTGGTGTAGTGCAGGTCGGTAAAACTGCTGACTTCAACACTGCATATCAAATGATTCAACAGCTTGAGCGACGTGTAAATAGTGCCTTCCTTGTGATGCAGGTTCGCGATAGTGCTCGAACAACAGCGGAGGAAGTTCGTATGACACAAATGGAATTGGAACAACAACTCGGTGGATTGTTCAGTCTGCTAACTGTTGAGTTCCTTGTTCCTTATCTAAACCGCAAGCTGTCTGTATCACAAAAGTCAGGCGACATTCCTAGGCTGCCTAAGAATCTGGTCAAGCCAACTATTGTTGCCGGTGTCAATGCACTAGGCCGCGGCCAAGATAGAGAGTCGCTCGGCATGTTCATGCAAACTATTGCGCAGACAATGGGCGGCGATGCAATCGCTCAGTATATCAATCCTGAAGAAGTTATCAAACGCCTGGCTGCTTCGCAAGGCATTGACACTTTGAATTTGGTTCGCGGTATGGAGGAGCGCCAAGCTGAACAAGAGCAAGCTGCAGAGCAACAGAACCAACTGGAGCTTACTAAGCAGGCAAGCAAGTTTGCACAGATTGCACAGGAAGATCCTGGCGAACAAGGTGAAGCTCCTGTACCTCCACAAGTATTACAACAACAAACCCCAGAATAACAACCACCCATGGCAGAAGAACTTACCATCAATGGTGAAGACATCACTGAAGGTCTGACTGCAGACGAACAAGAGTCTCTGCAGATCGGTGAGCAAATGGAGCAAGAGCAAGAATCATTGCTTGCTGGTAAATATAATTCTCCTGAGCAACTCGAAGAGGCATACCTAGAGCTACAAAAAAAACTAGGTAGCCGAGAACAAGAGGAAGAAGTTGAAGAAGATGTAGAGCAGGTTTATGAAGAGTACGACGAAGACAGCGAACAAGTTGATGGTCTTACTGATGAGGATGTAGAAGCTCTACAAGAAATGGCAGGCGGAGAACAAGCATACGGTGAGATGCTGGAGTGGGCGCAAAACAATTTCAGTGAAGAAGAGATTGATCTCTTTGACGCTGTTATTGACGGCGGCGACCCAGCTGCTTGTTTCTTTGCTGTACAAGCCTTGATGGGACGATTCAGCGACTCGCAAGGATATGACGGAGAGCTGTTGACTGGTGGCGAATCAGCGCCAACGTCTACTAATTCATTCCGTAGTCAAGCGGAACTCGTAGCGGCTATGGCAGACCCACGCTATGACACTGACCCTGCTTATCGAGATGACGTTTTGATGAAACTTGAAAACTCTGACATTGAATTTTAAACATGCCTTACGGACCTGGAACATACGGATCAAAGGTGGGCCGTCCGCCTGCAAAGAAGAAAAAGCCACTTAGCCCTAAGCAAAAAACAATTGCACGGATGGCCGGTAACCCAAACAAGATCGATGCAAAAGATCTCAAGAAACTACGCAGAGGTAAAAAGTAATGCCGCATAAAGGTAAAGGATCTTGCGGTGGCAAGAAAGGTGGCAAAGGTGGCTACAAGAAAATCAGTTAGTCTAAAGATAGGAGTACACAAATCCCGGTCTGGTGGTCTTACAAAAGCAGGTCGGGACAAATACAACAGAGCTACGGGGTCTAACCTAAAAGCACCACAGCCAAAAGGTGGCCCACGTAAAAGATCGTTTTGTGCGCGTATGAGTGGCGTCAAGGGTCCAATGAAGGATTCCAAAGGCAGACCCACACGTAAAGCACTAGCCCTTCGCAAATGGAAATGTTAATTATGGCTGCAAAACGTGGACTTTATGCCAACATTAATGCCAAAAAAAAAAGGATCGCTGCTGGTAGTGGCGAAAAAATGAGGAAGCCTGGAGCAAAAGGCGCACCAACCGCAGCAAACTTTAAGCGTGCTGCAAAGACTGCAAAGAAAAAGTAACTAACAACAATCGTCCGTTCATCGTATGGAAGCATTTGAATTAACTTTGGGAATAGATGCTATTAGGATGCTCAGCAAATCCGTCAAGAAACACATCGAGGTTTGGCCTGGTGGTGATCCTGACGAACAGATTTTACTGCAGCAGTTAGACACATATTTCAATAAGATAATCCTGGATGCTGTATACGACGCATGACGACATAGGCATGGAACGGGGCCTATGGTTCTCTTAATGGAGGATACGATGCGTAAGGTACGTCTTGTGTACCGTGGTGTAGTTTACTACGCTACTCGCTGAATCTGGTGATCACGGGGAGGTTCGATTCCTCCCTCAGCAATTTGGCACTGAGCCCGTAAGCGGATACCTCAGCTGCCGTCATGACGGTGGGAATAGACCACAAAAAATTTTCCAAGATCTTGGAGTTGGTTATAATTAATTTACTCCTATAATGGCACATCAAAGTTCTACACTGACCACCAACCTTACACGGCCTGGTCAGATTAACAGCACGGGTGACGCCCGCGCTTTGTTCCTTAAACTCTTTTCAGGAGAGATGTTTAAGGGATTCCAACATAATACGATCGCTCGTGATTTGATCATGAAGCGTACACTGAAGAACGGCCGATCTTTACAGTTCATCTACACAGGCCGTACAACTTCAGAATTTCATACCCCAGGAAATTCAATTCTAGGTAACTCGGACAACGCACCTCCGGTTGCTGAGAAGACAATTACGTGTGACGACCTTCTGATCAGCTCAGCCTTCGTCTACAACCTGGATGAAGTCCTCAGCCACTACGACCTGCGTAGCGAGATCTCCCGCAAGATCGGCTATGCCTTGGCGGAGCGCTATGACCGCCTTGCATTCCGTGCAGTTACTCGTGGTGCTCGTCAAGCTTCACCTATCACTAAGACCAACTTTGTTGAGCCTGGTGGTACACAGATTCGCGTAGGTTCTACTACTAACGATTCTGATGCTTATTCCTCTACTGCACTGGTCAGCGCCTTCTACGACGCTGCAGCTGCGATGGACGAAAAGGGTGTTTCCGGTGACGGACGTGTCGCTGTACTGAACCCTCGTCAGTATTACGAACTGATCCAAGCTGTTGGTTCCAACGGCCTGATCAACCGTGATGCACAAGGCACTGCATTGCAGTCAGGCAACGGCATCATCGAAGTCGCCGGGATCAAAATTTATAAATCTATGAACATCCCATTCTTGGGTAAGTACGGTACTGCCTACGGCGGTACTACCGGCGTGACCTCACCTACCAATACTGGTAGTTTCGTTGGACCTACCCTAGAAGATGCTTCTGGCGCTTCTACTGGTATCCAGAACGATTACGGTACTGCTTCTGAAGTCGGTGCTAAGTCCTGCGGTCTGATCTTCCAGAAGGAAGCAGCCGGTATGGTCGAAGCAATCGGTCCCCAGGTGCAAGTCACCAGTGGAGATGTCTCCGTTGTATACCAAGGCGATGTAATGCTCGGTCGTTTGGCATGCGGCAGTGATTACTTGAACCCTGCTGCAGCCGTTGAGCTGTATGTGGGTGCTTCTGCTCCTTCTGCATTCTGATATTTTTTTGTACATACGGAGTCCTTCGGGGCTCCTTTTTTTTGAGATCTCTTTATGGCTATACCTAGTTCACCGACAACTGATCAACTGACTGCAGTAAATGAGATTCTCATGTCAGTTGGCCAGGCTCCTGTCACTCAACTCGAAAACACCAACCCGGACGTTGCGCTTGCTTTTGAAACGTTGACCAATGTGTCGCGTGAAGTACAGGCAGAAGGATGGACGTTTAACAAAGAATACGGACTAACATCCTTTGTCCCCGACTCGACAACAAAAGAAATTGCTATACCGAATGATGTCTTACAAATTGACATCTCTCAGTATCACAACAGAGACTACAAAGACGTTGTACAGCGAAACGGTAAACTGTACGACAGACATAATCACACATATACATTTGAAGAAACACCAGTAGTAGATGTACTTTACTTTTACGACTGGGGAGATCTACCCAAGCCAATCCGTGACTACATTGTCGCAAGGTCTGCAACAATCTTTTCTAGCAGAATTGTAGGTGACTCTACTCAGTACCAACTTCTGTCACAGAAAGAAGAGTACAACCGTGCAATGGCAATGGAGTACGAGTGCAATCAAGGTGACTACACATTCTTCGGTCATCCTGAAGCTGGCAACTTCTACACAAGCTACGAACCATACAAAGCATTACATAGGCGCTGATGGCAAACATCACTCAACAAATTCCAAACTTTCTGGGTGGTGTATCTACTCAGCCAGATGACTCAAAACTGCCTGGTCAAGTCAAAGAAATTATCAACGGTTACCCTGACCCTACGTTTGGCCTGATCAAACGTCCTGGGTTTTCTTATATTGCAGACTTTGGCACCAACTCTGCTACAACATATGCGACAGGACACTGGTTCTATTTTAGATTTAGTAGCACTGAAGCTTACGTGGGAGTCATCAAAGGACAGGCTGTCAATATGTGGAAGACATCTGATGGATCACAATCCACCATCACAGGTGGTACAGGTCAGACATACCTGAACGGAAACCACAATGACTTCCATGTCATATCCAGACAGGATCAGATTTTTATTATTAACAAGACGACTACAACTGCAATGTCGTCTACGAATGTTAGTGGTTCAGTCACAGCTACTGTTGCAAGTATTGCAAACCTACCAGCAGCATCAAGCAACTCAGGATCTATCTACAAAGTTGCAAACACAAGTGCAGCAGAAGATGATTTTTATGTAAAGTCAGACGGTACGACCTGGAACGAAACAGTTTTACCAGGCATCTCACAAGGTTTAGATAACAGCACCATGCCACACAAACTTGTGCGGACAGGGGCAGGGACCTTTACGTTTAGTGCTATCACATACACGAAC